CCTACCTTGTACTGATCCATCTGTTTCCACCAATACAGAGGCCCTGTGACATCCATCCACACAGATATAGCCCGTAAACATTTTCTGTGTGATGCATCTCCCGCATTGGCAAGACGTCTCAGCAATTCCAGATCATTCTCTCCAATAACATATTCCTCCGTAAAATCGGAGTACCGCTTTCTCCAAAAACTATCCGACTTATCCCATGAATTAAATGAATTTCTCGCGCCCCTTATTGCTTCCTCGAATCCATATACATTTACATTCTCAACCCTGATCATCTTCATTACCTCTGAGTGCTTTCAAGAGTAAATCAGCTAACGTTTCAGCCTGATTTTTTAACAACTTATCTATTTCTTTATCGATCCCCTCCTTGCTGAGTATTCCGATTTCAACATAATGTAACAGTTCATCCTTTGTCGCTACATCTTCCGTATACAGATTATGAACAATCATGCAGAAATCAGTCAACAGGTCTAACTTTGAACCTCTGAATTCAATATGTTCCTCGTTTACATTAATCATTTCGTACCTCCCATTACATCACCTTTACCATCACTGTTGATCTTCTCATACATCCCGACTTCGGTTCCTTCAATATAGACTACATATACAGGTGCATCCACATCGTCCATGATAGACGCCGCCACGAAATCATCTACTACCCTCCTTTCCTCCAACGGTTTGAATTTTTCATAAGCAACAATCGTTTTCAAAAAAGCTGTTCCGAGTCCTCTTACATGACTTTCGTATGTCTTCTTCTTTTTCGGATTGTATATGCTTCCTACATTTCTTGATGCGGCATCGATATATTTTTCCTTTGCCTTTTCCATGTCAATTCGTGCTTTTTCTTTATAGACCTCATCACGTTTCGGCATTTCCTCAAGAACACAGTCGCATCTTCCGGCAAGGATAAATCTTGTTCCATCCTTTGTGGCTATCTTCACATATGCGTTCTTATCTAGTCCATCGAACCATGTCTTCAGTTTCATGCCCACGTCCTCCTCGGAAGATCAATCTCTTTCCACCTCACAGGAATGCACATATCGTCACCGCCATCATCAAACACGAATTCTTCTTCCTCATAACTACCCGTTACAATACGATCATTCTTGTCTTTATCAAGGCAGATCAACAACACCTTGCAGTCCTTCTTCGGTTTATCATTCAAAGCATTATGCCAACGCTCTTTTTCCTTTAATCTCCTGATCTCTTTGAAAGCATCCTGACAGCCTTTGAGAAACGACTCTTCTTTTCTCCAATTCCCTCCGTACCGACATCCGACAGTGGAAAGTCTCTCTTTGATTTCTTTCTGAATTTCGGAAGGATCTGCCGTATCTTTCTTCGTCTCTTCCTTTATCATCTTTTTAGGCTTCGGTATAGGTTTCGGCTTTTCAACAGGATCATCCGATTCTTTTCTGAATTTGCAGTCATCACCCTTATACGGTTTTTTGATTGCTCTGCAAGCATTCGGTTTTGACGGTGTTCCTCTCAAAATACATTTTTTGTTTAGAAAGTTGCAGTCCATTTCATTTCCCCCTTAACGCTTCTTTCAGTTCCTCCGGCATCGGTATACCTTCTACTTCTTTTTCTTCAATAGCAACCGTTTCCTTCGCCTCAAGCCCGACATACTCAGGCAATCCATATTTCTTTTTTGTTTCCAATGCCGTTCGATATGACCGAAGGAAGTTTGACTGCCCCACACTGTCAACACTGTCCAGACTCATCTTTGCCCAATCCCTGATTTGGCCCGCACTCCCGACAGCTTTTTTCACCACATCAGGAAGTTTGCGGAACTCATCCTCGGCACCATATGTACCGTTACGGATTGCCTTTCTCACAAGTCCCCACGCTTCCAGTTCGCCGGGATCATTATTGTCAGTATGCAGATTTTCGATAATCTGGCCGATGGCAGGTGCGAATCCTTTTGTATCGTTGATAATGTAATCCTTTAGGGCCTGTGCCACATCCGCATCGTTATAGTCCTTTAATATGTTTTTCCAGACATCCAATGTCATGGCCATATTGGAAGGATGAAAGTTCGGATATGCACTTGTCATAACCATCAGCAGTCTTTTTACCCCTTCGTGTGTCATATCATGCTCCTATAAGTTTTCCCAGTCATACCCTCTTGTATTTGACCGAGTTTTTCTTTGAATCTCTGCATATCTTTCAGACACCCATCCTCTGAGTACCAGATTGCAGTTTTTGTACTTATACCCTTTTGTCTCTATAGCTTCATCCAGTATCTTTATTCTGTCATGTGTTCCCTCTACTCCAAAATCATTGATCAGTCTTTCATACTCTTTATCTGTAAGTAATACATGATGATATTCACCATATTTAGACTTTGATTCTTTAGTTTTGGAAGTAGTGACTATATCGTTTACATCTGTGTTTATATTTTGTTTATTTATATCTGTTATTATATCTGGTATAGGTTCGACCTTTTCGTGACTTCCATTTGACACTTCGTGTTCTTCCATTTTACCTTTTTGTAAAATGGAAGATCCCTTTTGGGTAACTGCATACCACCTTGTTCGGTCATAGGAACTCTTGTTAAAATTGCCGCTGATAATCAGCCCTTCATCTTCCAGTTTCTTTAATGCCGACCTAATCTGTTTCTCGGATAAATAAGGGAACAGATCATGGAATGCTTTACCGCTGTTGAACGTCCAATAGAAACCCTCATAAAAGTGTTTATTGTTGGCTCTGTGATGTTCGCACCAGTAATAGATATTTTTCAGTAATATCGCCGCATTGATTCCATATTCCACAGCTACATCTATATCGAATGAGTGTTCCATTCAGTCACCTCTATTTCGATTCTCGGATTATTCCTATCAACATAGAAATGATCCTCAAATCCTTTCACACATGACCAGTTGTCGTTCGGGATAATTCCTCGTGCCACCAAAGCATCTTGGAACACTTTATGGAAGTACCCGCTGATGTTGTCCAGATCCTTTTTACGGTTCGGGCAGTAGTAGGTGTAAGAAATCCACACAGGCGGCTTTATACGTCTTTTCGGAAGCTGAGTCATAATGATCCCCTGATCTCTCTGCTTCATAGCATTTCCTTGATTCCACTTTCCATGCTGTGTCCTGTTAGCTTTTATAAATTCATTCATACCGGGAAAGTCCCCGTAAATAATCACTTTCATACAAACGGTAATTCCTCATCAATACCATCGGGAATACTCAGGAAGTCATCATCTCCCGCTTTCGGATGTCTCTGTTCTTCAGTCTGCTGAGAGTTATTCTGAGAAGATTTGCTCTCTGCGAATTCCTGTTCTTCCACCACTACCTCTGTGGTATATACCTTCTGCCCTTCACGGTTTGTATAGCTTCCTGTCTGAATCCTTCCCGAAACACAAATCTTCGTTCCCTGTCTCAGATATTTCTCGGCAAACTCTCCACCTTTACCAAACACCACGCAAGTGATAAAATCAGCGTTCTGTTCGCCCTCTCTCTTGAATCTCCTGTCGACAGCCAATGTGTATCTGGCAATCGCCATTGAGTTTTCTCCCTGTGTATATCTGACATCAGGATCACGAGTTAATCTCCCCATCAAAATCGCCTTGTTCATTTGTTCTCCTTCTTGTAATACAATTCGTCTTCGTTCCAGTCAGGATACAGTTCCTTCATGTAAGTTTTGATATAGAACAGCATCTTTGACCTATCACCTTTATTACCGTTATCGAGCATCTGATGGTGATGCCGACACCCGACAACTCCGTTTCTCTCTACTCCAAGTCCTCCCTGTGATCTATTCACGATATGCATAATATCGAAATACATCTGTGGTTCCTTCGGCATCTTGAAACCTATCTTACAGAAAATACATCCACCGTCTCGGTCATATATCTTCTGAGCAGTCTTACGATCAAACCTCAGAGCTTTGGTTCTTTTGTGCATCTCTTCGTTCCTTCTTTTCCATCATTCTGATACACCGAATCATCTCTTCCGTAGGTGGAGGCGTCAGCCCCATTTCCTTCATTTCCGATACGGTTCCATCCAGTAACACGGACATCTCTTTACTGTCATAAGTAGATGAGCCATAATAGCAAAGAAGCTGAACTCCCGCTTCTCCGTTTACGGATATATCTCCTACAATTTCAGTCTCACGCCACATTGCTCTCATACGATCAACAGCATCAGGCCTGAGAACTATGTAGGTGTATTTTCCGTACCTCTTCAACAGCATCAGATATATCGTCCACTTATCAACGGGTGGATTCATGGCCTTTGATATATCTCCAATACAAGCCCACAGAAACGCATTGGCATCAAGGCTTCGTTTCTTCCTATACGGCTTTGCACTGATAGACAGCTTTTCACATCTGGCTATCTCATCAATACTTTCGTCAGGAAGACCGTCTATCGTGAAAGAAATCACCGTCTCACCCGTTGTGAGATTTCTAGACAATCCATTAAACTTGCCAGTTCTTTCCATAACGTTCCTCTTTACTCAGCCAGACGTTCCAAATATTCTTGAATTTTCGGAAGGTAATACAAAACCCTCTTCCCGACACGGATAACAGCACCTGCTTTTTTTCCGATCTCAGCAGAATTCTGACGTCCTAAGCTCAATATTCCTTGAAGTTCTACGAGGTCAACAGTCAGTTTTTGATTGTCATTACTTTTATTTCTTTCGTTCATCTTCCGTGCCTTTCTCTTTCACCTTGTCCACCTGTTTATTGATGACAGCCGCCTGATACTCGGTCAGATCCGTAAGCGATTCTACTGAGTATTTTTTAAGCAGAGCATCCACATCCACGCCCACCGACTCGCATTTCTTCCGAAGCGCATTGGCTTTCACTTCATCAATGTGCATATCCTTGACATCTTTTTTGCCCTCTTTTGCACTTCTGTTTTCCCTCTCTATGCGGTTTTCGTCCGTATCGGCATCTTTCGTATCATCGAGAAGGAAAAGGCCGTTCAGAGCGTATTTTCTGGCGTAGGAAGAGGCTGTCCCTGTGATCTGGCTCTCGTCCATACCTTTTTTTGTTTCG